AATAAACCAACTACCAAAATAATGGGATCACTAATTTCAGCATCAATCGACTTGTCAAAGATTGACAGGAAGAAAATTACAGAAGGTAAGAACGGGGCTAAGTATTACAATATACTTATCTCTGTTAATGATGAAAAAAATCAGTACGGACAAGATGTGTCCATCTCTGAAAACCAATCTAAAGAAGAAAGGGAATCTGGCGCAAAGAAAAACTATCTTGGCAATGGTAAAACCATTTGGAGTGGCGGAAATACATCGCCAGTAAAGCAATCAAATCCTAATCCTCCACCAACTGAAGACGATTTACCTTTTTAAGCCATGAGCCAGATCCAACTTTTCGGCCAACCCCCTCAAAAGGCGTATTACAACACCATCCCACAGGAAGGAAAAGAGCTTGTAAAATCCAACGAAACAGCCTTAAAACAAAACGAGTACATTTTGGGCGTAATAGAGGCCGCTGGAAGAACGTTCACCGCTTGGGAGATGTACTTGCACGTCCAAGAGTTAGGGCGTTCTATCCCCAAGGAAAGCGTCCGAAGGGCTATGACTACGTTAATGATTGACGGCAAACTGGAGAAAACTTTAGAAAGGCGGAAGGGTGAGTACACGAAAATGAATAGTGCTTATAAATTTGTAAAACGATGACAAAAAACAAGAAGAAAGCAAAATGCAGCTCCGGGGATTCTAAAAACGAAAGTTCGAAGTATCTTGTCGGAATACCTGAATATGCCAGGGAGAGGGCAGACATCAGGCGTATAGAGGGCGTTGGAGGCGTTTCAAAGCGGGTGGAGATATGGAGGGTTATTGACGGGGTTAATACAATGGTTTATCAATCACAAAAAGAACTAACCTTATGAGATTCCGTCAACGCCTTATCCGTGATGTCATAGTCATCTTACTATGGCCTTACCTAGCTGTTTTCGCTATGTTCCTTATCTCTTGGATTTGCCATAACGCTGACAAGATAGACGCTTTTTTTGTGAGGGTGTTAGCTAAATTAGTTTAGAATTTTGTTACATTTGTCTTACCGAAAGGTAGCGCGGAGTGGTGAACGCGGCTAATAACTTTTTAACGCCTCAAAAGGCCAAACTCGATCACCACCGGGGGCGGCTCTTTTGGGGCTTTACTTTTTTATGGATTACCAAAAATTTTTAGAAAGCAAAAAGAAAAACCATGTATTCAGTGGTTTTGATGTTGCTGATTCAAGTTTAAACGATTTGATGTTCCCCTTTCAAAAGTTTATTGTTAAGCGAGCATTGAATGCCGGAAAGTATTCCATATTCGCTGATTGCGGATTAGGAAAAACTTTAATGCAACTTGAATGGGCAAATCAAGTAAATCGAAAAACAAATAAGCGGGTTTTAATATTAGCTCCTTTGGCTGTTGTGGCTCAAACAATTCAGGAGGCAGCGAAATTCAATATATCGGTAGACCTGATTGATGCCGACAATTATGAACAACTAGAAAAAATTGATACATCAATTTACGCAGGGGTTGTTTTGGATGAAAGCTCTATCCTAAAAAACTTTGAAGGTGCAACTAAACAGCTAATCATTGAACGCTTCGCAAAGACCCCGTATAAATTAGCATGTACTGCTACACCATCACCAAACGACCCGATGGAGTTAGGTAATCATGCAGAATTTTTGGACGTAATGAGCCGCAATGAAATGCTTGCAATGTACTTTGTTCATGATGGCGGGGAAACCGCTAAATGGCGATTGAAAGGACACGCTGTCAAGTTGTTTTATCAGTTTGTTGGAACTTGGGCAATTATGCTAAATAAACCTCAGGACATAGGGTTTCATATGGATGGGTATGCACTGCCAAAATTGAATCTGATTGAACGGCAGATTATTACACCTAACCGAGATAATGGAAGACTTTTTAACGATGCGATAATATCAGCTACCAATTTTAATCACGAGTTACGATTAACAAAAAATGAACGCCTTGATGAAGTTGTTCGTATTGTAAATTCAAAGCCTGATGAAAACTTTATCATTTGGATTAAGCAGAATGAAGAAGGAGAAATGCTCAAAAAGTTGTTACCTGATTCAGTCGAGGTTAAAGGATCTGATTCAAACGAATGGAAGAAGGAAAAACTCTTAGGTTTTGCGAATAATGAATTTAGGGTACTGATCACAAAAACAAAGATTGCCAGCTTTGGGATGAATTACCAGAATTGCCGGAATCAGATATTTGCTTCGCTTGATTTTTCCTTTGAGGGATTATATCAATCTATCAGGAGGTCATACCGATTCGGTCAAAAGAATGAGGTTAATATCTACCTGATCACAACCGATACAATGGCAAACGTAAAGCAATCAATCGACCACAAACAAAAACAATTTGAAATCATGCAAGACGAAATGAGCAAAGCAATAAACGCCAACCTTAACGGCAATATGTTAAGCACTGCCGACCTTGATATAACAGAAGAAACAAACGAGTTTTATTCTATCAAACGCGGGGATTGCGTTCAACTTATTCAGTACGTTCCAAGTGATTCAATCGGTCTTTCTGTTTTTTCCCCGCCATTCGCTGAACTTTACACTTATTCCAGCCACTTGGAAGACATGGGTAATTCAAAAGATTATACCGAGTTCCTTATTCAATTTGGATTCCTGATAAAAGAACTTTACCGGGTAGTTATTCCTGGGCGTAACGTTTGCGTCCATTGCATGGACTTACCAATTCAAAAAGGCAAAGAAGGGTTTATTGGTCTTAGGGACTTTAGCGGAATGATTTTAAGGGCTTTTGAGGATGCTGGATTTATTTATCATTCACGGGTAACTATATGGAAAGACCCTGTGGTGGAAATGCAAAGAACAAAAGCACTAGGGCTATTGCATAAGCAAGTAAAAAAAGACAGTACCATGAGCCGTGTTGGTATTCCTGATTATGTAATGATTTTTAGAAAGGATGGAGAAAGAACAGATCCTGTAACTAATACAAGTATTCCGGTTGACCTTTGGCAAAAATACGCTTCACCCGTATGGATGGATATTGACTACGGGAACACTTTACAGGGTTTCAGAAACGGACGCGAGGACAATGACGAAAAGCACATTTGCCCATTGCAACTTGATACCATCGAAAGGTTAATACATCTTTACAGCAATAAAGGCGATACTGTATTAACTCCTTTTATGGGCATTGGAAGCGAAGTTTACCAAGCCGTCAAAATGGGAAGAAAGGGAGTCGGTTTTGAGCTAAAAGAAAGCTATTTTAATTTAGCAAAGTCAAATTTGAAAAGTGCATTAGTAGCAAAGAATCAATTATCGTTAATTTAAAAAAACTTCTTTGTGTTAAAGTTGTATTTTAGTATGTTTGTGAGGCCGAAAGGATCGGTAAACGGGTGCGACCGTAAACAAAACTTTAACAAGTCCCAATGGGGGAGGCTTCGCACGGCCAAACTCATTGGGATTTTTGTTTTATGATAGTAAGAAGATACGAAAGCGGTGAGGGTGATAGCCTAGAATATTGGATCACTCCCGAAAAAACAATTTGTTTTAAGATTGAAGATGAAGCTGGTTCTACAAGTTCAATAGAATTAACCTATGAGGATGTCGATGACTTGAGGGACAGACTTTATGATTTTTTAAGAAAGATTGAGCCACCAAAACCTAATTAGGGCAATGGCTAAAGACCCGGCTTTCCTATTTTATAGCTCCGACTTTCTTTCAGGTGTCACCGATTTGACCATGGAAGAACGCGGCCAGTACATTACTTTGCTTTGCCTACAGCACCAAAAAGGGCCACTTTCAGAAAAAACCATTAGGTTAACGGTAGGTTCTGTTTCGGTTGATGTATTGGCTAAGTTTGAAAAGGATAATGAGGGTAGGTATTTTAATGAACGCCTTAAAAGTGAAATTGAAAAAAGATCAAAATTCACTTTGAGCCGTAAAGAAAACGGTCTTAATGGCGGACGTCCGAAAAAAATTAAATTAGAATATGAGCAATCGGACTGGGGTGAGATGCTACAATTTTTTGAAAACAAATGTATTTCATGCGGATTTCAGTTTGAGGTAGGCAAAGACAGGCCGACAAAAGACCATATTATAGCCAGAATAGACGGTGGAAGTGATCATATTTCTAATTTACAGCCTCTTTGTAGACAGTGTAATTCAAGTAAATGCGCAGATCATTCTACTGACTACAGAACGAAATTTGAGATTCCATCTAATCTGCAAAAAAAATGGTTCAATAAAAACCTAATGGTTTCCAAAACAAAACCTAAAAAAAACCTACCTGAAGATGAAAATGAAAATGGAGATAAAGATTTAAATACAGATGAAAAACAAAAAAAGGTTGATTTGATTTTTCCGTTTCAATCACAAGATTTTTTAACAGTTTGGTCAGTTTTGGTAAAAGAAAAAAAATGGCGCAAAAAAAGCGTTTCGGCCTTACAGGCAAGCCTTGAGCAGCTTTCTAAGCATCCGGAAGAAACGGCTATCCAAATGATGAAAAATACAATAGCCGGGGAATGGCAAGGATTATTCGAAATAACAAAACAGACAAATGGAAAAACAAACGGGACTCCAAAAACTTTCGACAAAGACAAACTTACCCGCCTCATTAACGAGCGGCACGGTATTACGGGAACAGGCCAATAAAATCGAATTAGAGGCACATATAGCCTCCCTGCTGCTTCGAATTGCCAAACTCTACCAAATCCCAGGGTTTGATGAGGAAAGCGCGCTAATCCTTGCGGTGGACACGATAGACCGTTTTAGCTGCGAGAAGATAGAAACAGTCATAGAGTGCCTTTCCAAGCCTCCCAGTACCGGACAAAAGAACTGGCGGCTAACGCCCGACACGATTAGCGAGTGGATGGCAATATCAATCGAACGTGAATCAGAGCGTTTGGAAAGGGAACATCAGAAGCACAAGACCAAAACGATAGAATTTACAGCCCCGGAGGATCTTTCAGATGAAACCAAAGACATGATTCAGAAGTTTTTAGACGGCCTTAAATGCCATCAGATGGCACCTCTGCCGGAAGGTTACGCGGAAGAGTTTGGCCAGCGGAAGCCTAAAAAAGTGGCTCACAGCTCGGGATACGTCCAACCTACCAAGGAAAGGGTAATCGAACACAAGCTACAACTTCAATGGATGAGGGAGTGCTTTGACCCCATAACCGGGGAGCGCAACGAAAATTATCTGAGTTTTGAGGAGTGGGAAATGCTTTGAAATGTTTGCCTTATAAACCGCCAAAACAGCCTAAAAACGCACTTTTGTAAAATATTTATAAAATAATCTTGAAAATTGTTGCGTAAATCAAATAGTCGTATTACCTTTGATTCATCAATTAAACGAAACGCCATGACAACAACACTTAACACCAAAATGACAATCGGTTACAAATTTGAGATGACTACTAAGGGTGGTGTAATTATACACGCTGCCAAAGGCCGTCAAATTATGGTAACTGTTGAAAACGACCTTTACAATGTTTATGGATTTAATGTTAAAGGTGTTAATATGGTTAAAGAGGTTAAGATTAACCAAGTATTTGTAGGTGAACAATTACAGAACGCAATAATCAAAGCAGCCCTTCTTTAAGGGTTGCTATTAAATAATAGGGAAACATGGATTACGAAAAACATATTCTATCTCTTGACCAAATGTTAGCGGATTTAACAATTGAGAACAAAAGACTCAAAATATTGCTGTCAAAAGTTAAAACTGAATTTGATAATGGAGGTGTAACATGGGAAACCAGAGACGAAATAGAAAATATTTTTAGATGAAAAATAAAACTCACGGAGGCGCACGCAAAGGCTCAGGGCGTAAGAAAAAAGAGCCTACTAAAGTTCTGCGTATCCGTATTTCCAAAATTGAAGCAGTTAAAAAAATAAACAGCGAACCATGAAACTAATACTATTAATTATTTTGCTTTTGGTGTTTAGCTGCTCACCTAAGAGTGTGGTCAGGCCAAGGTATGACAGGAATCCGGATTATAAGACAGTGAAATTATGAAAACATTTGAACAGATAGCGGACGATGTGTCAAAGGAACTTTTTGATATACAAGTAGATGGACTTTCTCTCAGGAGTAACACCAAAAAAGTCTACAATATTGCAGCCAAGCGTTACGCTGAACAGGCTTTGGATGAAGCGGCTGAAAATGCCACCGTTACCGACTCAGGCACTTATGGAAGTGACGGCCAAGTCTGCGAACACTGGGAAGTCGATAAACAATCAATCCTATCAATTAAAACAAAGCTAAAATGACATTTGAACAAGCAAAAGATCAGGTAGCTAAGAACCACGGTTACGAATCATTCAACGATTTTAGACGGCATAAAAAAACTGCAAGGGCTGTTGAAGATTTACTGAACGAAGCAGCCGAACTATACGCTAAATCTAAATTAGAGCAAGAAACTACCAATAAACCATTTTTAGGATGGACTAATGATAAGGATATACTTAATCAGCAAAGAGAATACTGGGGCGCAATGAATGGCCTTAAATTTAAAGATGCTCAGATAGAAGAGTTAAAAAACGTTATTAAATCATTGCGAGAAATGAACAAAAAGCTAATGGATGATTTGATAGCTAAAAATCAAGAGATTGCTGAAATAGAAGCACATTATTCAAGTATTGGATTAGGACTAAAACCGAGAACCAAATGAGTAGAGTAATGACATTTGCGCGCTACTTTCCGGCATACCATCCGAGAAAAGTTGAGCCGACTTACTTTGTGGAGGAGATTTGGACTTCGCTAAATCTTAGCGTTAGTTATAAGTTAATCTGCGATCTTAATCCAGATGTTCCCATTGATATTTTGTGGGATTTTTGGCAAAAAACTAAACAGGATTACTTCGCCCCCAAACACCACACCATCCTAGCCGGTCACCACTGGAAGGTAGGCGATAAGTTTAAGCCCGTTGTGTGGGCATTACCTGGCGGCAGATGGACAAAAGGTAATAAGCAAATAGTTATCGGGCCTTACATTGAGGTAAAGAAAACTTGGGATTTAGAATTGACATTTGATGATCTGTTTTACATAGGCGGAAAATTGTATGCTTATTCATCTTCACATGATGCGCTTGAATATCTTGCTAAAAACGATGGTCTGATGCAAGCTGATTTATTAAACTGGTTCAATAAACCTATGGTTGGCCAAATTATCTGCTGGAATGAACAAATAGAATATTAGTGAAATCCTACGTTAAAAAATACCTCACCCATTTTGGATATGATATTTCCGACTGGATACCCTGTGAATGTGGGTGTGGCCGGCAAGGGGTTGATATCCATCATTTACAGCCCAGAAGTACGGCCAAACACCTTTTAAACCACATTGAGAACCTTTGCGCTGTTTCCAGGGAGTGCCACCAAAGAGCCGACAGAGACAGGAATTTTAACGAAGAACTAAAGCAAAAACACATGAAAAAACTTTTAGGTAACAAGAAAGACAACGAAATAATCAGGTATCTTTGAAAAAAGAATAAAAGACAGTTTGTAGACGCTAAGTTTTTAGAGCTTAATTGCTAAAAAAGTTACCCTGTGCAGGTTCAAATCCTGCCTACTGTTTTTACAACATCAAAATAGCTGAGAGATCAGTAGGCTTACTAAGGATAAGTTAGATATGTCAAAGGGATTGCTCGCTCATGTACGTGAGGGCTGAACTTGGCAGTAAGCGTCATTTTGAGAAGGTCTTAGGGAGATAGTTTGTTTAAAGTTAGTCCAATCGACTTAAATGCACAGTCAAAACTACATAGCTACCTCCCGAAAGACTGACGTTGGTTTTAAAATAAAATAATTACCTTTGTTCCACGGAACTAAAATAAATGAACGTGAAACCAAGATACAGATTGGATTGTTTGATAGGTTTAAGGCTCTTACCCCAAGAGATGCCTATCAGCTTATTCACCATAGACCAAATCCGATTGATGCCTTTGTTACCTACGCTGGATTTTTTGCCGTCTATCAAATAGATTGATCCATGAGTGCCCCGCTAAAAAACCAGTTCTGGAAGTTACGCTCAAAGCATGGGAGGGATGTTATTTTTAAGACCCCCGAAGCCCTTTGGCAAGCGGCCTGCGAGTACTTTGAGGCCACAGACGAGCGCAAATGGACTAAAAAGGATTGGGTAGGAAAAGACGCTACCCTTGTAACCAGAGAGACAGATACCCCATACACGCTCAGGGGGCTTTGTATATTCTTAGACGTTAATAGTGGCTATTGGAGCGAATTTAAGGCCACAAACAGGGCAAAAGAGTTAGATTTTACCGAAATCATCACGCGCATAGAGGATGTCATTTACAATCAAAAGTTTGAAGGGGCATCCGTGGGGGCTTTTAATGCATCAATTATCGCCCGTGACCTTGGCCTCAAAGAACAGACCGACATCACCACCCAGGGGGAAAAGATTGCTCCAGTAATCACGGCAATGGTAGACGGGAAAATTATAGACGGGGAAATGAAATGAACTTAAACAAAATAAAACCATCTGTAAATTTTAACATCAATAAATGCGACTTATCAAACATTGATGCTCTTCCAATTTTTGTTTTTAAACCAAAAAGTCACATTGATAATACACAAAAAAAGAAACCTTTAAACGCTCAAAAAATTGATTACTACGCGGAAGTTTGGAGGCTTACCGAAATAGCCGCGCCAAATATAAAAAACATTCATCTTAGAGGGGCGTTATATCACATTGATCATAAAATTCCTATTAGCTTTGGATTTAAGAATAACATACCAGCCCAGATCATAGGTGGTATTGATAATCTTAGAATAATTACTAAACGTGAAAACTTTTCTAAAAACTACAAGTTAATGCCAGAATATGAATCAATACTCAAAAACACTTTTGAAACGGAATAAAATTCTGAGTTTATTCCCTTTAGTATTCCACGGGCTAAATTGTGCTTACTTGGTGGGGTTATTGCTTTATTTTGCATTGAGTAAGATTTTTTAATTAAATGATGAATCTACGAGTATATTACATTGAAGTAAACCCAATGGTTGACGGTCAATCTAGGGTTGTTTTTATGGCTTCGTCAAGAAAGGAGGCGAAATTAAGAGTGTCTGAAATTGAGCAAAAATACAGCGTAAAGGCCATATCTAATCCTAAGTTGCAAACACCATGAATGCCTTTCTAAGTAAAGCCAAAAAAGAATTTTATTACTCTGGTTACATCATAGGTATATTGCTTGCTTATTTACTGAGCCGGATTTTTTCATGAACTGGAAGCCTAACGGCCTATTCTTCAAGATGGCGCAACTCTTTGCGGCCAGAAAACCTAACTCAAAGTTAATCATTGGCAATCAAGGCGGGGGGCGATCTTCAAAAACTTACGACTTTTTTCATTTACTCGTATGGATATGTGACCATAACCGCAAAAGAAAGCTAGAGATATATGTTTTTAGAGACACCCTAACAGCATGCAAAGAACACGCCTTAAAAGATTTTCGGGAGTGCCTGGATATCATAGGAATTTGGGATGAAAACAACTTAAGAAGCGTTGACAATAAGCCAAACTACAACCTATTCGGCCAAACAATCAAATTTAGGGGAATAGAGGATGGATCGACCGAACACAAGGAAGCAAGCCGCTCGGACATTATTTTTGTAAACGAAATACTTTCAGGGGTTTCTAAAGAGAATTTCAACAACTGGTTAAGGCGGTGTGAGGCTTTGGTAGTTGCCGATTGGAATCCAAAATACACGGATCACTGGTTTTTTGAGTTTGAAAAAAGGAGCGATTGCGTGTTTACATACACGACTTTCAAAAATAATCGACACCTAAAAGATTCTATCAGAAGTGAATTTGAAGGATATCAGCCGGTTTCATATTCGGCAATTGGCAAAAAGCTAAAGAAGTCAGAGAAAAACATATACTTATACGATTGTGAAAAAAATGATTTAGGTTTTACTGACGAAGAAATTCAGGAGTATAAGCGCACCCTAAAAAACGAAGAGACTAAAACATCTGACGAATACCAATGGAAGGTTTACGGCCTTGGAGAACGTGCCAACCGCGAGGGCTTGGTCTTTCCAGAAGTTACTTATGTGGACGACTTCCCTGACAACGTTGAACAGTTTGCGTACGGCTTGGATTTCGGGACCGCTCACCCTACCGTGATAGTCAAGGGAGGCATCGTCAGGAAGTCGCCAAAGTCTGATTTATATCTAAAAAAACTCTTTTACAACCCCTGCCAGACATCTACCGAAGTCATTGATGCGGTTAACGCCTTAAAAATTGATAGTCATATATGGTGCGACACAAACATGGACAACACCAACACCGGCATCGGATGGGTTTCTGACATGCGGAGGGCTGGCATCCGTGCCCTGCTGACTAAGAAGTTCCCGGGTTCCCGCAGCTATTGGATAACAACCCTAAAGAAGTTCAACATTCACATAATCAGGGATAGCGATTTCAAAAAAGAACAGGAAAACTTCTGTTATCGGGTAGTGGATGGGGTTCAACTTTCTGAAACAATCGATAAATACGATGACTGCTGGTCAGCTTCCGGCTATCTGACGGTCGGTGATTTTGCCAATAAGTAATTCCCAATACTGGAATTTGTTTCTAATTGGTATTTTTCTACCTTTGGGAAAACATTCCCAATTTGGCGTTTGAATTAAGCCGGATTTTTTCTAATTTATTCACCGTTAAAAAGCACGGTGCCGGATGGTTTTTCGCCTTTGGTGGCAAAAATGACACGTTCGGAAAGTGTGATCCCCTAGCCGCCTACCAAGAGATACCAGAGGTCAACGCCATCATTAACATGAAGGCTAGGGCTTTTTCAAACATGCGATTGAAAGAGGTTGACGCTAACGGCAACGAAAAGCCAACACCGCAGGGTCAGGCTTTAATAAAGCTACTCCAAAATCCAAACTGGTTTCAGCAGTTCAAAGAGTTCGCCATTCAGACAAAAGTTTTCAGGGAGGTTTTCGGCAATGAATACATATTCAAAACCGCGCCATTTGGATTTGATCCAACCATCGAAAGAGTAAAGGCTCTGTACACACTTCCAGATAACATTGTCGACTGCGAATACGATAACTCAACGGCCTTTTACCTACAAGCCGAACGCCCGAAAGTCACTTATAAAATAAAGAAAGAAAGCGGAAGCCCTGATGTGCAAGACTCATCCATGATCATTCATTTTAATGACAACCGGGTGAGCATTCAAAACGGAACGGACAAAAATCTATTGAAGGGTCAAAGCAAGTTACATGCGCTGTCAGTGGTGATTAATAACATGCGGATGGCTTATGAGAGTCGCGGTATAGTGCTAAAATACAGAGGGGCGAACGGGGCTTGGGTTAACGAAGGGAAAGACATTGTCGGGGGACTTCCATTAGATGAAACCGAAAAGAAAAGGGTTGAAGATCAGTTTGGCAAGTATGGCACATTGGACGGTCAATCGCAAACAATAGTGACAAGTCTGCCATTAAGATGGCAGCAGGCCGGAACCAACAACCCGCAAAACCTTGGGCTGTTTCAAGAAATAGAGCAGGGTTTCGATAAGTGCCTAGACACTTTTGGCGTACCTGCCGAAATGTTTGTGCGTAAAATGGGAAGCACTTACGAAAATCAGCACCAAGCAGAGAAGGGTCTTTACGTCCGTACGATCATGCCAGAGGCTAACGAATGGATTGGCGGTATCTCCAGCGAGTTTTTAGACGGCAACACTTCAATAGTTGCCGAGTATATGCACCTACCGATATTTCAGGAAGATCTTAAAAGCCGTGGCGATTCACTAACGACTATGGTCAACGCATTGTCAAAAGCACTTCAAGACCAAGCGATTTCTATCGAACAGTACAAAGATGAACTAACAAAATTTGGAATAAAATGAGCAAGAACAAGAAAAACCGGAATCCAAACATGGGAAATGTAGTTGAAAATCAGCCTGTAATTCCTGAAAATGTGTCAAAACAGCCTGAAATCGAGGAATCCAAAGACATAACCGATCAGGAATCCAAAGAGATTGTTGAGGAAATCGACCCGAATTTGTGGAAGCCAGAAACTATAAAAAGGGATCCAATCTCTTTTTCGGACATAACGCAGCCTGTAAAAAAAGATCGGGTTTCATTTTCCGAAATGCTTAGAAACAGACGCAAAACTAAAAGCTAAAATATTATGCCCCCTATTAGAAAATTGCAATTAACAACGGTAGGAGCTTCCATCGTTGAACATACTTTATCCCAAAAACTACCGGCAGAGGTTGTCATAAGAACAGACCCCGGTAACACAGGTACCATTCAATTTGAAGTCAGTAGCCAGACTGTTACAGACTTCTCCGGCCAACATGCCTACCCTGCCGACAAAGAGATATATCTTACTATGGGCAGGGGTGATAAGCTGTACACGTTAGCAAGCGGAGCAAATCAATCGTTCATTACCGAATATTGACATGAAAGAAAAGTTAACGCCAACTCAGGTAAAAGAACTGAAAATGGTCAGGGAAAAAATCGTAAAGGAAAAGCAAATAGTAAAGAAATGATACAGATGCCTGATTTTAATGACTTAGATGAAAAACTAAAGTGGGTTGTTTCAAATAAGTCAATGCTTATGGCTCAAAAGAAGTCAACCATAAAACTAGCTGATGCTTTCAGCTACAACTCTTATTTAGTAATTAACGGCAAAAACGAAGATGTTGTAAAAGCTGATGAAGGAGTAATTCCTGATGATGCTACTAAAATAAAAACACGTCTAATAATCAATACAACAAAGTTATTTGATTCCCATGAAGATGTTCATTTTGATCAGCTCTGGAATAAGTCGCTAAGCGAATCAAAACAGAAATTTCATGTCAAAGAGCATAATTTTTCTTTTGATGGAGTTATTTCAGACAATGTAAAAGCCTTTGCCAAGCAAATGACTTGGCATGAGTTAGGATTTAACTACGAAGGAAAGACTCAGGCTCTTGTTTATGATTCAACTATTGATTTAGCTGACACGGCAAGACCAGAAATGTTTAGAGCTTACATGAGGGGCAAGGTAAAACAGCACTCAGTAGGCATGAGGTACGTTAAGATTGAGCTTGCCGTTAATGATGACAAGTATTCAAAAGAATATGACATTTGGCAAAAATATTTTGATGAAATAGCAAACAAGCAAGATGTTTTAGACAACGGATATTTTTGGGGAGTTTTTGAAGCTAAGGACATCGAGGGAAGCGGAGTAGTTAGAGGATCGAATTGGGCAACGCCCACTCAATCAATACAGCAAGTGAAAGATGAGCCGTCTAAGGACACTCATAAAAAAACAGAGCCGGTTATTTCCACTCTGAAAGCAAGCGAGCTAATTAAGTTTTATCAACCAAAAAAACACATTTAAAAATGGAAGAAAAAGAATTACAGGAAATCCTTACCAAGGCAGCCGAAAAGAACGGTGAGGCCATTAAGGAAGCGGTCAAGAATGCAGTTGATTCAGCCGCCAAGGGATTCATCACTGCCGAACAGTTTGCTACAAAAATGCAATCTTATGGAGTGACTGAAAAGGCAATTGCCGATTTGACCACTGCCATCGAAAAGCAAGGCTTAGAGCTTTCTAAGTTGATTTCAAAAGGGGGCAGCGTTGAAGGACAAACAGTTGAGGAAATTGTTGCCAAGAATGCTGAGCAGATTAAGGCGGTTTCATCCGGTGACAACGCAAGCCGGGCATCTTTGAAAATCAACAAGGCAATAGTTCAGCGGTCTTCTGTCACCAATAACACTATGGGTATTCGCGTACCTGGTATTGGTGAGCTTGCAACAAGACGCGCTGTTATTCGCAGTCTATTCACCCAATACAATTACTCCCCGGCTCAAATGGCTGAAAGCGGTGGAATTGTAAGATGGATGGATCAGGACGCTATTACAAGAAGTGCCGCTGCCGTGGCTGAAAATGGCACAAAACCAGAGTCAGCAATTTCTTGGATAGAAAGAACAAGTCCTTTCCAAGTACTTGCGGATACTATCCCTGTGTCAAAACAGGCTTACCGTCATCTTGGATTTGTGGCTCAGCAAATCAATGAACTGCTCAACAAAAACCTTGAATTGGTAGTTGACGGCCAAATCTATGATGGATCCGGAGTATCTCCTAACCTGAATGGTTTGTTAACTGTTGCGCCTACTCAGGCAATTGACTCCACGCTTCCCGGATTTGGAACAATCGTAGATTCAAACCTTTACGATCTTGTTTCCGCATTGCGTGTGTCAATCATGAACGGTGGAGCAGCAGGAACCGGACGTCAAAGTAAGTACATGCCTAACATCGTTTTGATGAACCCAATTGACATTTTGAAATACAAACTGTCAAAAGCGGTTGATGGTCATTACCTGCTTCCTCCTTTCATCTCAGCAGATGGAACAAGGATTGATAATGTGCTTGTGGTTGAGTCATCTCGCGTGGTGGCTAACACACTGGTAATCGGTGACTTCTCTTACGGAAGCGTTCACCAAGGCGAAGATGTTACCATAGAAATGGGATTGGTTAACGATCAGTTTTTGAAAAATCAATGGACTATCAGAGCGGAACAGGAGATATTTTTGCTTATCCGTAACGTTGATCGCGAAGCCTTCCTGAAGGTTACAAACATTGACGCGGCCATTGCCGGTTTAGGTATCGCTTAATTTTTGAAACGACTATGAAAATGAAAAACGTTTTGATCGTTGGCTTGGTAGCCTTGCTTTCGATCTCTTTTGCCGAGGCTCAGGTAGCCGAGTTTTTTAACGCCCTTTCAACGGGTGGAGTGTTCCCTAAATCAGACACGGTAACCAACTCAGGAACCGGCACAGTACAGTGTCGCTTGCTTCGTGATGTTGCAGTGACCAATACCACTGTACAGGTGAACGTGACTAAAATAAGTGGAACAGTTGGAGGTACTATATCGCTTCAAGGTAGCCTTGACGGGGTTAACTGGAGAGCGTTGAACACCGTTGACACTCAGACCGCCCTTGCAACTATCACCGCTGCTGATGCCACTGCCAGTTATCATTGGCGTTTAGCAGGGTCACCCTTTTTATATTACAGGGTTAGTTGGACAGGAACCGGTACCATGTCGGCAAGTTTCACGGCCTTACTCTATCGCAATAAACAGTAAGATATGTTTTTGACCTCAACAGATTTCACAGTAGCCCCCTACATTATCCCATCTCAGGTGGAAAATACCAATGGTATTAACGCCTACATTGCGGATACGGAAGAGGCTATTTTGGAAAAACTGTTGGGGTCAACATTCTACGCCCAACTTAAAGCCGGTGTCAATGCCTTGCCAGCGGAATGGGTCTCTAATTTAAGCCACACTTATGATGTGGGTGTTCAAGTTGTTTACGGTGCTGACATATATGAAAGCACTTCGAATAACAATAATACAATACCCGGACAAGATCCTTCATGGGTTTTGCAGCCGGTGAATAAGTGGTTACGGCTAAAAAAAGGAGACACCTACACAAACGAAGGCAAGGAAAACACATGGAAGGGGTTTGTGACGGCCTTAAAACCGTACGTCCATTCACAGTATCTAAAAGAATACGACATGACGGTAGCGCCTTTGGGCGTGGTCAAACCAGTTTCGGAAAACTCATCTATCGTATCACCTAACCAGATTATTGTAAGGCATTACAACCGCTTTGCAGAGATGGTAGGCAGCTATGACGGAATAGGTTTAAACGGCTGGTACCTTGACGCATTCTTTAAAGATATGTATTTCGCTGACCTATACGGATATTTTTTAGAGGACTCGCTTTACGGCTATTTGTACTACAAGTCATCACTATTCGATGCGGACGTAAATACAAAAGGTTGGGGCGACTTTAGAGAGTACCTGTATCAGAAGTTTTGGTTTCCTGGTTATCTAAACCTTTTCAACATATGATGCCGGTCATTGAGGATAATATCGGTGCTGTTGTTGCAAAGATGCGTGCGTTGCAGGGCGTTGGTGTTACCACCCCTGAATACATGTACGGGCATATACCAGAGATCAACACAAGGTTACAGCTAAAACAAACAGACCCCGTAAACAGGGATAGAAAATACCCCCTTGTCATTCTTAGGTTAGACGCTCAATCTGATGTCGTTGGAGACGTGGTAAAGTATAACCTAAATCTGGCAATCGTAAACAGAACCGATCAAAACTACAACGCAGAGCAAAGGTTAGAAAGGGTTTTTAAACCTATCCTATACCCGCTTTTCGAATTGTTTTTTGAGGCTTTGAAAAAGTCTCCTTTGTTTATGTGGCCCGGGGATTTAAGGTATCCCCCCCACACAAAGATAGATCGGTACTACTGGGGCACACAATCAGGGGCGGTGAATGTAAAAAACATAATGAGCGATCCGATAGACGCGATTGAAATTCAGAACTTAAAAATCAATTCAAGAATAAAAAACAACTGTTAAAAATATGGCAGATTTAATTTGTGTACAAGAGCCTAAGAAAAACTTAGGACTTATCAAATGCGACAAGCTGCCGCAGATGATTAAGGGGATGATTGAAACACCGGCCAACTGGAAGCTAACACCCATACAGATGGCTACCGAAAGCGCGGCAAAAACGGCAATTCAGGCGGCTATTAAAACCGGAGTAGCCAACAGAGTATATTTGTGGCCTTCTTTTACTGGCTTCGAAAACGCCAGCACCGAAGCCGCTTATGATGAAACTCCTATTTCAAACTTGGTAGCTGACCAAGGGAAGTATGGGTTTGTGTTCCACGTTAGCCGGAATATGTGCCTTCATAAAGCGATGTTCTCACACAACGGCCAAGGCAGTCGATTTATTTTAGTTGACAAAGAGGACAACCTCTTTTTAACGGAGTTAAGCGATGGTAGCGGGGCGGGTTTTTTGGCGGGTCTTTTGAACGTTGAAAAACTTATGATCGGTGACGGGTCTGTGGCAACAAAGACACCTATCCGGTTGATTCTAAAGAACCACAACGAGATCAATAAGCGCGGCATGATGCTTCCAGCGTCTTACATTGACGAGCTTATTCCGTTGACGGACGTAGATGTAACGATTAAAGAATCTCCGTCTGTATCTACATCAGGCTTTGATGTTGAAGTTAAAACTTCGTGTGACGGTACTCCAGTAAGCGGATTAGTGACGGCTGACTTTGCTGTTACTACAACCGCTGGCTCTGCTCAGGCTAACGTAGTGGTTGCTGAGACTCCGGCAGGATCTGGAAACTACCGATTTACGAAGTCATCAGGAACATATGAGGACGGATTTGTTAACCTTGTGGCTGCATCAGCCTTAACGATTGATGCGTACGAGTCGACAGCACCGGCTACTCTTAACGTTCCTTAATTAAAATGAAGCACTATTTAGGTTTGTTCGTAATAGTTTTCTGCGGGTTAGCTGTTAATACAGGGCTTACCTACTTAGTGCTTCTTTTATTTGACGCTCACTCGCTAAAGAGGGCATTTTTGATCAATGTCAGCCTGATTGCAAGTATCGCTATACTGTCTTTTTGTTATGGGTTTATAAAGAATTTTATTCGATGGCATTCGAAGTCATAAAGCAAATAGCGCAAGACCTACGGGCTATTGATTTAGTTCAAGTCTCGCTCGATGCCATGCAAAAAAATGAAAGCGTACTTATCTCATTCAATCAGGCGCAACTTCAAAACAGCATCGACAGCGAAGGTGAGGCATTGGGAGAGTACGCAAGCATTGAATACGCTAACAAAAAGGGAAGGATAGATGTAGATTTGAGACTTAAAGGCGGGTTTTATGGCGGCATGTTTGTAAATGCACAGAGATTTCCAGTTGTTTTTGATTCATCCGACAGCAAGACGTTAGATTTAAAACTAAACTATGGCGAAGAGATTTTTGGAACGACTCCGGGGAACACTAAAAAAGTGGCGTTCGAAATCGTCTTACCAGAATGTCAAGGAAGAATCCTTAAAGCTTTTCAGTTATAGCGATATAACTTTGAAGACATACATGTCGATTGCCGAAACCAATGACTTAAAGCAATTGATTATTGAAGGCACAGCAAATGATGAAAGTCTTATGTTAGCATGGGAGCAAATAGTAGAAAAGAACGCGGAGGCCAATAGCAGCATGATCTATTCTAACTACGTGTCATCCTATAAGTCATTCAATAAGTTAATGAGCGAGTACACACTTTTAAAAGCATGTATTACCGCCCTTGCATTGAAGGCAG